ACGGAACAATTGATCCAGAAAATATAGTTAACACTTTATTTAAATCTGGTAACTCAGAAGAGATAGCAACCGTAAAACAATTGCTAGGTCCAGAATCAGTTGAGTTTAAAGAGTTTCAAACTGCGGCGATGAGAAAAATACTTAACGATTACGTTAATCCAGGAGATGACGCAATTGAAAAATTATTTAAAGAAGATGGTTTTTATAAAGCAATATTTTCTCCAAGTGGATATGGGCAAGCGGTATTAAGAGAAACTTTTGGAGATGCTCAGTACGAATTACTAAAAAAAGCAGCAACTAGATCTAAGTTTCTTGCTGGGGGAGAAAAAATATCTGGCACAGCAGATCTTTTTACGCGAGGGCTAATGTTTAAAATACTTTCCGCTCCAACAAGAATGTTAGGACAATACAGCGCAATAAGATTTTTAGCTGTTGCTCTCGGAAGTAAAAGGTTTTCTCAATGGTTAGCTGGAGAAATCCCAGACAAGGTTTTTTTAAAGAACGACCTCCCAAATTTATATCAAGCTCTTGGCGTTGGTCAGCCAATAAGAAGATCTATAGGAATACAATCCATAACCGAGCCTGCAAGAGAGACATCAGAATATGCGGAAAGACAATTTAAAAATCAAGGAGTTGATCCAAAATCTCCTATAGCTTTAGACTTACCAGAAATTGAGCCTGCCAACTTATCAGCTCAAAATCAAACAACGCCTAGGAGTTTGAATCTTTTGGGGGGTAATATGGCTAATATGGATATTGCTCAAAGACTAGCAAATTTAAGTTAACTCTCAATTAAATAAAGATCCCAGTTATTTCTTAGCACTTCTAACCATTCTTCGATTGGCATAACTGTTACCTTATCGTTATCTTCATCCCACTCAGGATTGATTGCATACAAAGGTACGCACACCCGAATAGGCTTACGATTGTATTTGAAAATTAAAACAGGGATACGGCCGTCTGTCGCTTTGCAGACTTGATCCCACCAACCTTGTTGATACCAATCCCCCTCTTTATAAAACTTGCACTCTACAGCGTGATGAGGAATATTTATATCGCAAAGATCTTTAGATTGGTATTGGTCTAGATTACGCTTACAAACGTAGTCAATACCTTCAGATTTAAAAAATTCGTTTAATATTTTAGCAACGTCTCTTTCAAACGTCGCTCCTTTGGTTCTTGAGTTGATCGGCATTCTTCTTCTCCTTTAAGGTTCTTTCTTTCATTAGTAACTCTAGCTCATGCCAGCGATACATTCTTTTGTTTACATGATCCCAAAACCACCCTTTATGGTCATAAAGTTTTTCCGTTGGGTCTTCCATTATTTATCCTTTTTGTAGTTGTTAACTAAACCCATTTCTTCTCTATCAAAACCTAACGGATGAGGGGATAAACACTCTAACTCATCTTTACTAAAATGAATGTAAGGTTCTGAATCTTCTTCATAAATAGGTTCTGCAATTGTACCAAATCTTACATCGTATATGTTATCCCTTTTCCAGGTATGACTGTAAACGCTGTCCGTCATTGCATACACAATTACAAATGGTTGATTGGTTGCTAAAGATAAAGCTGATCCCATTCTTAATTTACTGGCCGAAAGTAATAAAGTGTCATACTTTTCAATGCCAAAAGTTCTGCATTTTACTTCCAGCCAAAAAGAAACTTCTTTTGATTCGCACCAATAATCCAGACCATAACTAACTGGTAGTTTATGGCATCTAACATTCCAAAGACCTTCAATAAAACCAGCGACACGCTCTTCGCGCTTTTGATCATTAATGTTTTCCATTTTTGGCTTTGGTTTATCCATTGATCTCTCCTTTTTTAAATACAATACGCACACAATATTTGCGAACAATCGCAACGAGTGTGAATACTGTTGTTTGAATAATAGATGTGGTTAACAAACTGGCATTAAAATAATTGCACATGTTAAGAACAAAAAAAGATAAAGGCAAAGCTATTACAACGCCAACAGCTACATCGCTTAGACTTTCTCTTAAAGCTGGTTTATCAATCTTCATTAAAAAATTCTGGATCAATTGCAACAATACGTTTGGTTGGCCGCCCAGTTCCCTTTGCTCTTAAATCTTTTTCTTGTATCTCCCCTGAGTTTTTTAATCTCTCTATAATTTCTTTTACCTCGTATGACTTCATTGATCTGAATATTTCACGCCTATCAATATCACGCTTGCTTATACCCCATTCTCCTTGCGATCTAATAAAGCTAAGTATTTGTTTAATACGGCCTTCCATTTCAGAACCAGCAACTTTATCTTTACAGCTTTCAATCAAGACTTGATCGTAGTAATAGACGTAATCTATCGCCCATTGAGTTATATCGCCTTTAATTGTTTTGGCTTTTCTATCATCTGCCAAGGCTCCAATCAAAGCTAGTCGCATAGCCTTCTCCCTTGTTCTTGATAACAAAACTTCTAAGCCTTCTTTTTCTAAAGAGTTTTGTTGGTCTACTAATCTGTAAGCCAAGCTATCTAACAAAGCATTTGAATCATCGTCAAACTTCAGCACTCTTTGTTTAAAATCTAGCTCAGCATTGTCTCTAGATATTTGCTCCATTTCATTATCAACTTGTCTTACATGCGAAACCCAGTTGTATGTTGATTGCGGAGGTTCGACAAAAGAAACCATTTTACCGACAGTTCTTGGCACGTGAGATTCCACAACAATAAATCTATTTAAGAAACCGTCTACAATACGGCCTGTTGATAAAGCGCCGTAAAAGTTTTTAGGCACACTCATACCGACCAAGGTAATTGCAGGTTTAATTGTTGACCTATCCAATACTTCTTTTTGCTGTTTGTTCGTTAGCGTCATCATTGAATAATTATCTGGTCTTAGAACACCATGACATCTTCCCCAAGTCTCCATAAGTATTTGTAATGCGTCTTCTTTGTTTGAGTTAGAAGATTTAGATATGCTTTCTAATCTTTTACCAAACTCATCCATTACAGTTATGTGGGTTGGTTTATATCTAAGTAAACTATAAATAGCACCACTTGATGTATAGCCGTCTCCTGCCATTAAATCGCTGTACTCTGCATGATCTAAAATAGTTTCAATAACCGTCTTAACATTTTCTTTGCCTTGCCCAGACTTAGCGATACACATAAAAAATAAAGACGCAAAGTTATTCATATTGGTTCTATACATTCTGCCCAAGGCTACTGAACCCAAAGACAAAGCTGCTTGCATGCTGATAGCTGGTTGAGATATATGCGCTATCTGTTCAGAGTATTCGTAGATATCTTTTAATACCCCTGGAGGAGAGAAAAGATTGACAGGCTCATTTACATTCTTGGTTGTTGATATATAAGCTGGAGCTTGTTGGTTTTTTCTATCATGAGTTTTTTGTATTGAATTAACTGTTGTAGATATTTCACTTGCTGATAAGGGAGGGGTATTTTGTTCGTTCCAAGACTGAACAAAAAACTCTGTAAACTCTGTATTTAAACCTTTAGCTATTAAATAGCCAGCTAATCTAGCGGCTTGGTCATTTCTACCACCTTCTGATATACCATCGATAGATAAAGGCGCAGCTATTGGTTTGCCGTTAACCTTTTCAACTCCAGTTATTTTTACCCATAACTCTTGAGTTAGATTTGGCAAGTCATCAATATCGTTTAGATCCCAATCATCAATTCTTGTAGGGGTATAGATAGCACCTGTTGCATGAATATTATGCGGAGCAACAATCAAACCCCCGACACCCCTAATATCAATTAGCTTGGCTGGGTCATAGCCTTCAGTTCTTTTGGCTACCCAAGTAGTAAAGTTTTCTGGATTGTTGTAATAGTAATGAACCCCTTTTCCTGTCGCTACTTTAAAAGGTGTTACTGGTAAGTTGGCCTCACACCAATTTACCGCTTCAGGTGTATCTGCATCTATAACAATAAACTTGCCACAGACTAAAGCGACGACTAAATCATCTCGCCCTTTAAACCATTTCTCTATTTCTTCCGTCGTCGGCTGTCGCTCTTGGAATTTTTGCCACCCCCCTAATTCTTTGGGCGGAACTTTATTATGTCTATGGAGTGGTACTACACTTATTCCATATTCTGCATAAGCCAGAGCTAAGTCCAACGCAGAGTCTTGCGCTGTTACTTGTAAATTGAACACTCTTAACTTTCACTACTTTCTTCAATAGGACCAAAGATAGACTCGAAGTCTAGCTTACCGCCAGATGCTTTAATAATTTTTTTGGCTTGTTTAATTGAAGGCTGTCTTAAACCGTACCTCCAAGCTTTGGTTGATGCTGCTGAGCAGTCAAATAATTCTGCCGCAGGTTCTGTTCCAATAAATTCTATATACTTCTTTAAAGTTATTCTTTGCACTTCCCTCTCCTTATGTTCAGGTTCTAGATTTTTGGTTTTAAATGATTTAAGCTCTTCATTGGTTAGGTTTTTCAACCTCCAGAGATAATTCACTCTCCATTGATTTTGGTCTACTTCTCTCATTTTACATTCCGTTAAATATTTAATGTTCACACATTGTAATTCATATTAAAATAAATTAAAATAGTATT